CGCAAAATTCATAAAGATAATTTTAATTATTTATCAGAATATTATAATACAAAAACAAATATCATAATACAATGTAAGTCTTGTGGTTATATATTTAATCAAAGACCAAATGCACATCTATGTCAAAAACAAGGTTGTCCAAAATGTAATGGTGGTATTGTATTAACAACAGAAATGTTTATTGAACAATCAAATAATATTCATAATAATTTTTATGAGTATCCTTCAATATATAAAAATTATGATACTGATATAGAAATAATTTGTCCTATTCATGGTGTATTTTTTATGAAACCTAGACATCATTTAAGAGGTTGTAAGTGTAATAAATGTAATGGTAAAATGGTTTCTGATTTGAAAGATTTTATAAATCAATCTATTATCATACATGGACAAGACTATGATTATTCAGAATCAATATATAAAGGTGCAAAAACAAATATAATTATTAAATGTAATAATTGTGGTGAAAAATTTCTACAAACACCAAATTCACATCTTAATGGTGCAGGTTGTAAATGTAATAAAAGTAAAGGAGAACAAAAAATAAAAAAAATATTGGATAAAAATAATATAAAATATATTAGACAAAAAAACATTTGTAAAAATAAAAATAAATTACCTTTTGATTTTTATTTACCTGATTATAACTATTGTATCGAATTTGATGGTAAGCAACATTTTGAATCAATAGAATATTTTGGTGGTGAAAAAAATTTTCAGAATACCCAGAGACATGATAAAATTAAAAATGAATATTGTGAAAAAAATAATATTTTTTTATTAAGAATAACATATAAAGATAAAATTAACGAAAAAATGGATTTTTTATTTAATATATAATAAAAAGAAAAAATAATTTAATAATTATGGCAATACAATCAAAAGACTTGGGCAGATATAAAAGACCAGGAATTTTTATAAATGAGATAGATCAATCTATCGTAGAATTACCAGTTCAAAATGTGTTAATTAATTTAGTACCTGGCTTCTCAAAAAAAGGACCTGTTAATAGACCAATATACGTTACAAATCCTAATGATTTTGAAACAATATTTGGTGAAGTGGATAGAGGATTAGAAAAAAAGGGTTCTTTCTTTCATAGAACTTGTTTAAAAATGTTGCAAAGTGGTCCAATTTGGGCACTTAATTTATTAAGTACTAATGATACAAGAGATAAATTAAATTGGAAATCTATATCTTGTGCTTCAGCTTATGATAATGCTGCAACAAGACAAATGCCTTACTCAAGAATTTTTAACAGACAAGATTTCTGGACAAGAGATGATGAATCATTATTAGATTATATTAATGACCCAACACCTGATGAAGATAGATTACTTCATATTACAAACTTAGGTGAAAAAACAATTACTGTTTTTGTATATAAATCTAGTGTCTCTGGTTTTAATGTAACAGCAGAAGATTGGTATGGAGGTGTAACTAAAGTTCCAACATATATTCATCCAAAAGATTGGATTTCTGATTATATGGTTTCTGTACTAGTACTTATGGGTGATTGGACAGACTATGATAATCTTTCAGTTGATACTACTTGGGGTAATTATTTTACAACAGATGGTTTAGATAAAACTACATTACAAGATTTTGTAAATGAAACTAATGTTACAGTAGCTGCATATTATGACTGTTCTTTAATTCCTTATTTCAAAGACATTGATGGTAGAGATATGTATATTAAATCAGTTATCAATAATAACACTGATAAAACTGGTTTATTCTGTGCTTATAATGAAAGTTTATTATTAGATGGAGATTATCCTATTGGTAAAATGGATATACTCGGTAATGGTATTGTAGGTCAAGAAACTACAGAAATTGATTTTTTATCTTATCAAGAATCAATAATTGAAGAAAAAACATACGAAGAAGCTCCATTAGATAGTCATAATAATGTATTTGGTAACTATTCTAGAGTTCTTACTGATTCTTTCAAAGAAAATTCTAGAACAGCTTCAAAAACAAATTGGTATGTTGGAGATGGTGTTAAATCATCAACAAGTGGTTCAACATTAGTTACAATTTCTGTGGCAACACATGAAACTGGTAAATCTTGGTTATGTATTGATTATGCTGGTACTGTTGATTTTGGTACCGCACCAGTTAATTTATATCACCAAGCTTTAACAGCAGGTGATGCTATTTATTTAAATAAAGCATATGGTGGATTATCAGCAAATACTTTATATTATATTGAAGAAACTACAAGTAATCAAAACTGGTTTAGTTTAACAACAACCGCAGGAGGTACAGCAATTAATTTTGATACTACACAATCAATACCTAGTAATTTTTATATACAAAGAGCTGAACAGAATTTTACAATTCCTGTAAATTCATATTTTAATTTAGGTGGTGCACAATATACTTTTGATACTGGTGTTACTGAATTTGTTTTTGAACCATTAACATTAAGTTCAACTGCTATTGATAACGCTGAAAGATATGATGTGTTATATTTAACTGAAGGTTCAGATACAGTTAATATTTTAAAAGGAACTCAAGGAGCAATTGGTGCTGCATCACAACCAGATTTTGAAATACCTTATGAAGATGCAATAATTTTAGGCTATGCTCGTTTATATATTGCTTCTGGTTGCACAAGTACAGGTTCTACTGATAATGCTATATTTATAGATTATACACCTATAACAATTAATAGTTCAGGTTATATGACTCTAACTGATATTATAATTACTGGTTATACTTTAAATAATGTAAATTATATTGTATTAAAATTTGGAAATACATCTGGCTCAACAGAATATAATAATTATACAAAATTAAGATACAGAGCCGCATATGATGAAATGGAATCTTATCTTGATGATGGAAAAGGTGTAATTATTGATTATACAAATGCTTATAAGTGTTATATTGAAAATGGTACTTTTACAGATTATTCAACTATGTATGATGCTTATATAGAGTTTAGTGTTGGTTCAACTGATTGGAACAATTTCTTCTATACTTTAACTAGTTATGGATGGTTAATTTATTATCTTGATAATGAATTTATGATTGGTTCAACAAATACAGACAGAGTGTTTAGTACACTAGCCCCTGTAGAATCATTAGGTAGTTCTGGTCAGTCATCTGCTGCAGGTGTAATAGGTAAATATTCTGATCTATACCTTGATGTTTATGATGGTGTTTTAAGTAATGATGACTTTGCTTATGTTAATAATGACACTGGTTCAACTGATAGAATATATATCAAAACTTGGATTCAAGGTACAGATACTATGTATATTGATTTTATGGCAAATGATAAAATAACACCAGAACCAATAGAAGATTGGAGTGGTAGTGACTATAATAGTCAAATTATTATATGGTCAAACGAATCTAATTTTAAACAAACACTTGAAATAGAATATTTAGATGTTACGAAATATCCTAATTTAGTTTATGAAATAAAAGTAGATAAAACCAGATATTCTGAAGTTGTAAAAGGTAATTTCATAGAAGCATACTACGATGAAACATTATATGAATCAGGTGGCGCACTTTATGGTTATGAACCACGAAAACTTACAAGAATTATTAGTACAACAATAGATTCTACAAATACTGATTGGAAAGTAATCAAAACTGATGCTCCTATAAAAGTTTCTAGATTTTTACAAACAGATGCTACAACATATGATTATCAAACAACAGTTTATCCTCAAATTGATATTTATGTTGATACATACAAAGGTATTAGTTTAATTCCTTTCACAATTCATGCAGATTCAATTCCTAATAACACAGAAGATAGACAATCATCAATTCTTGATGTAATAGGTAAAACAACAAATCTCGCAAAAGGACTAATAAATAAAAATAAAATATCTTGGAGATATATGATTGATTCATTTGGTTTAGGATTAACTGATCAATCAAAACAACAACTTGTTGACCTTTGTGGTACTAAATTAAATTGCCTTGGTTTTATTAATGCACCAAGCGTTAGAACTCTAAAAGCAAGTTCAAATCCTTCATTTATAAATGATGATAGAACTTTAAATACAGAATATTTGATGGCAGGTGGTGATGAAAGTCAAAACCCATCATTCTTATATTCATTCGGAACAGGTGTTGGTCGCTCTTGTGTTGGTTATTTCTTCCCTTATGTAACAGTCGATGATCAAGGAATACCAAAAGATGTTCCACCATCAGCTTGGGCTGCAACAACATATATGAATAAATTCATATCTGGAATATCACAACCTTGGACAATATGTGCAGGTATATCTAATGGTAGAATTACTGACATAGCTGGTGTTGAAATGGATTTTACTAATGAAAATTTAGAAAATTTATATTCAATGAATTTAAATCCAATAATTAAATTGGCAAATGCAGGTTATTGCATTAATTCAGAATCAACAGCACAAGTATTTCCATATAGTTCACTAAGTCTAATACATTCAAGAGAAGTTTTAATTGAACTTGAAAATTCACTTTATGACATGTTATTGAGATACCAATGGAGGTTTAATACACCAGAAATTAGAGCTGAAATTAAATATAGAGCTGATAAAATTTGTAAAGATTTACAAGACCTAGACGCATTATATAGTTTCAAAAACGTAATCGATGAAACAAATAATACAAATTATATCATAGATTTACAAATGGGGGTTTTAGATACTTTTGTAGAAATAATAAAAGGTATGGGTATGATAGTCAACAATATTACAATTCTTCGCAAAGGTGATATCGAATCAGGTGGTTTCGCTTAAAATAAAGTAAAATAATTAATAAAAAAAGACCAAAATTCACTTTTTGGTCTTTTTTATTTAATATATAGGTATAAAGGTAATCAATAATACTATGAAAGAAAAGTTAAAAGAATTAATAGATCCATCTGGAAAGATGTTTAGAGAAAAATATGTAAAAGAACATTATAATGATATTTATTTAATAATTAAAGGATATACGTTAGAAAATAATTTAATTGAATTATCATTTAAACAACAAGTATATCATTATTTAAATGATATTAAAAACATACAATATTGTAAAAATCCATATTGTAATAATTTAGTTAAGTTTAGAGATTCTACTATAGGATATTCATTATATTGTTGCACAAAATGTATAAGTTTAGATCCAGATATACAGAAGAAAAAAGAAGAAACCTGTTTAGTGAAATATGGTTCAAAACATCAAAGTTCAAATCAAGATATTAAAGATAAAAAAAGAAAAACTAATCAAGATAGATATGGTTGTGATACACCATTGCAACATAAAGAATTTTTAGATAAATCCAGAGAAACTTGTCTATTAAATTATGGTGTAGATAGTCCATTGAAAAATGACGAAATAATGGAAAGAGTAAAAAATACAATGAATGAAAGATATGGTGTTGAACACCAAATGCATTTAGAAGAAACAAAAGAAAAAATAAGAACCACTAATAATGAGAGATATGGAGTTGATTATCCATTACAGAATGAAGAAATTATGAATAAATTAAAACAAACTAATTTAGAAAAATATGGAAATGAATGTTCATTATTGAATATTGATGTTAAAGAAAAATCAAAAAATACGATGATTGAAAAATATGGATATGAATTTGCTTTACAAAATACTGAAATATTAAACAAACAATATGGGACAACATTTGAAAGATTTGGTGTTAAACATTCTTTATTAAACGAAGAAATATTAAAAAAATCAAAAGAATCTACATTTGATAAATATGGTGTTGATAATGCATTTCAATCTGAAGAAATAAAAGATAAGATAAAAAATACAATGTTAGAAAGATATGGAGTAGAGAATCCAATGCAAAATGAAGACATTTTTAATAAAATGCAACACACTTCATTATCTAAAAAATTGCATTATAGTAATTTATATTATCAGGGAAGTTATGAGAAGGATTTTTTGGATAAGTATAGTGATAAAATAAAAATTGAAGTTGGTAAGAGTATTCGATATAATGATAATAAGATATATTATTGTGATTATTATATACCAGAGTATAATATATTAGTTGAGATTAAATCTGATTATTGGTATTATAAGTATGAACAAAAGAATATAGATAAACATAATGAGTGTATAAGATTGGGATATAAACATATTTTCGTAATTAATAAAAATTATAGTGAAATAGAAAAAATAATAATTTAATATTATGATACAAAAATATTTAGAATATTTAAAAGAAAATAAAGGAATATCACAAATAAATAAAATTTACACAGAAGATATTTTTATTTATTTTGATAAAATAGATAAAAATCTTATTATTGATTTGAAAGATGAAAGTTTAAAACTTACGAAATTAAACATAACAATAAATTATATGAGTGATAAATACGATTCAATATTTGAACCAAAAGATTTTTCATTTATAAATAATTCGTTATGTGAACTAAAATTAATTTTTAATATACCTTTAAATTTTAATGAAATAAAATTAAAACGATTAATAACACATGAATTTAATCATATAATAGAATTTTATAATTTGGTTAAAAATAACAAAAAAATACCTAAACACGGTCAATTAAAAATAGATATACAAAATTTTAAAAAATTAAATACATATGATAATTATTTCGATTCCTTTATACACTACATTTATTTAACCTTAGATAATGAATTTAATTCAAGAGTCGCTGAAACATATCAATATTTAAAAAGTCTTAATACAAATGATATAAATAATTTGATTAATTATTTATATAATTCCGAATTATGGCTAAAAATAAAAGAAATTGAATTATTTGATCCAAAAAGATTTTCAGATTTTCTAATCAATAAAATTGGTTTGGATGCAACTATATTTTTTCTTAATTTATTTAATGATAGTATTAAACAAGAAAAATATAAAAAAATTGAAAATTATGATGATATTATACATTATTTTTCTCATTGGAATAAAAAATTTAAATACAAATTAACAAAACATAAGAATAAGTTATTAAAAATTGTTGATGAAGTTGTAAAAGATTATTGATTTTTTTCGTTTTTAATATTAATATATAATATAAGAAAAAAACAAAATTTTTAATTTTTGAGAAATAAAAATTTATATATAAGTATACAAAAAATAATTTAAAAAGATATGCCTTTACCACATTTTACAAACATTGCTTCTCATAACAGAATTTGGGAACCAGTTTACAAAAATTTATATGAAGTAGTAATTATATTACCACCTGCTATTGCAGCATTACATGGTACAGAAGCACAAACAATATTACTTGAAAATACTACAAAAATTAAATTTCCAGTTTATCCTGATATTACAACACAGTCACAAAGGTTTAAATATTCAACCAGATTGTTTATGACATTTCCTGAAAAAACTGATACTCAAGTTGATATTGAATTTAACATGAACGTTGATGACGCATATCAAGTTAGAACTTTCAGAATGATGAAAGATTGGTATGACCTTGTATGGAATAATGAGGACGGTTCAGTACATTATAAAAAGAATATCATTTCAGATATTATTGTTCATGCTCATGATAAAGAAGGTCATGTTATTAGAAGAGTAACTTATCACAATGCTCAAATTACTAATTTTACTGGTTGGGAAGATTTAGACTGGGGTTCAAATGAAATTGCAGCTTTATCAACTAAATTTGTTGCCGATTATTGGGAAGATATGTATTATTAAAGAAATAAAAAATTAATTTTAAAAAAATCTACATTTTTGTAGATTTTTTTGTTTATGAAGAAATTAACAAATGATATTATAATAGAAAGATTATTAGATATTTATGGTGATAAATATGATTATTCTATAGTTAATTATTTAGGTATAAATGAGAATATAAAAATAATATGTCCTATACATGGTGTTTTTAGTCAAACTACTAAAAGATTATTACAAGGTAATGGCTGTCCATTTTGTAATTTGAAAAAGCTTGATAAAAATATTTTAATTAAAAAATTTAACGACATACATAAATATAAATATATGATTATTCTTTAATCGAATTTAAAAATAACAAATCTAAAATAAAAATTTTATGTCCAGTTCATGGTATATTTGAACAATTAATAGTAAATCATTATAAATATGGCTGCCCAAAATGTTCAAACAAATTTTTAGATATTGATATGTTTATTAAAAAATCAAATATTATACATAATTATAAATATAATTACAGTGAAGTTGAATATATTAATAATAAAACAAAAGTAAAAATTATTTGTCCAAAACATGGTATATTTAATCAAAAACCTAATGATCATTTGATGGGACACGGTTGTCCAATTTGTAAAGAAAGTTATGGTGAAAAACAAATAGGTATTTTTTTAGATAATAATAACATTAGATATATAAGGCAAAAAAAATTTAAAAATTGTAAAAATATAAAAGTTTTACCTTTTGATTTTTATTTACCTGAATATAATATGTGTATTGAGTTTGATGGAATACAACATTTTAAAAAAATTGATAAATGGGGTGGTGAGAACAATTATAAACTAATAATGTTAAAAGATAATATTAAAAATAATTATTGTAAAAATAATAATATTTATTTATTGAGAATTAAATATAATGATGACATTATTACAATTCTAGAAAAATATTTAAACAAAGGTCATAAAATTGATATTATTTCACCTAAATAATTTTTTTTATTTAGGTGCCACCAGTTGAACATAAAGCTTTTATCTGAATCTTTATAATTTACATAATTATATGCAAATTGTACACTCATATCATATATGATTTTAGAATAATTATAATAAATACTTCTAAATTTATCAATATCATTATACTTTACAAATTCCATTATATATTTTAGGTTATGTTTATATGTTAGTTCAAAATACGAATCAAAATCGAATAATTCATTTTTAACACTATTAACATATGTTGCAATAGAGAGTCTTTGGAGGCACTCAAAACTTCTTTCTGATATTAAATGAATTAACTTAGTTTTTTACTGACTTTTACATTTTTGGCATTGATGGCATTTTAAAATTACCTGGTCGGAAGTTTCCAAAATTTGGTATTTTTGGCATCATATTATTTTGGTATTCTTGTTGTTCTTCGTTTTGTTTTTTGTTTTTATCATTTTCTTCTTTATTTCTTTCGTTCATTAGTTTAATAAATTCTTCAAATTCCCAGTAGTCCATTCTATCTAGTTCTGATGGTTGAATTTGTTTTTGCCACATGAATTCAAATTTATTCTTTAACAAAGTCATCAAATGGATCTGAAATAACGAAAAGACTTGACGCTCCGTTGGGAAACGTCATATCTGAGTGTACCTCCCCATCACACTCAGGACAATTCATTTTTACACCTTTAAGTCCGAACAACATATTATCAACGGCTTTATTAATGAGTTGGAATGTATACATATCCATTTTTTTAAATTCATCTTCTTTTGCTTTGATACCGTCTTCGGTGATAGTTATTCTATCCCATAACATATATGGTATAATTTTTAGAAAGGCGACATTTGGATTTTTTTGTGCTTGTACTTTTGTTTTTATGTCTGAATAGAATATTTCTTGTATTCCGATATTGGGTGGTCCTAATTTATAAACAACACCATTGATATTAAATTCGAAACACTTTAAGTTTTTATTAAAGAATTTTTTAAGTTTATCTGGCATTTCGTGTTTTTCAAAAGTTCTTGGATATTCTGCATTTGCTGTTGCTCTGAATGGTATAGAGAATTCCCATTTACAATTTGGACAAGTAACTTCTTTTGCTAGAGAGTTTCCTTTTTGGAATGTAAGTTCTCTAATCATAAAAATTAGAAATAATCTATCTCCATCTTTAATATCTTTATATGAACCATTATTTCCATTTGGTAATATAACTTTTACACAACTTGATAAAAGTTGATTCATTTTTTCTGTTACGTCAAGTAAATTTTTATCATCGACAACGGAGTAAGATTGTACTTCGTGTACTTTAGCTGATCTAATTTTAATTATGGTACCGTCTTGATAAAAAATACCTAATGGTAATAAATCTAAATCAACACTTAGGTATTCTAATGAACTTGGTTGGTTAAAATTTTTCACAGTTTGTTTTATTTCTTTTATATTATCTGACATATCTTCTGAATTTTTTAAAAATTTAGATAAATAATCTTCTTGTTGTTTTTCTTTTTGTTTATCGTCCATAAAAATGTTTTTATTTTTATATATTTAAAGGTTAATAGTCAACCGTGATTAAAATTTTAAATTCGCTTATAATAATTTAATATATAAAGAAAAAATATATATTTCGGATGGTACCTAATACTAAAAAATTACATGTGTTTGATTTGGATGGAACTTTATGGAACATTGATTGTAAAATATGGATTATTGATAAAGAAGAGCCACATAAACCTATTTTGCGTATAGATCGTTTTGAAGAGAGTAAGATATTATCAGGACTTTATATTAAAGATAATTTTAAGATTGAGTATAATGGTGAGTCATATTTTATTTCAAATAAATTATTTAATGAAATAAATAAAAAGAAAAAATTGCCTATAGAAAGGCTTGGTATATCTTGGATTGAATTTAATGATGAAAAATATATTAATAATAGTAAAGTCACATTATTATTTAATAATATACGACATTTAAGAAATAATGGTGATTATATTTGTATTTTGAGTGGTAGAGCTCACAGGGATAGACATGCTGATATTTTAAATACATTAAGAAAAAAATTACAGGACATCGGTATTGAAATATATAAGATATATTTTGTTGCTGACAAGTTCTATTATAAGCATAATGAAATGGTAAGTTTAAATAAATTACATATACTTATTGAACATTTGGTAGGTCTCAAAATAGATGAAGGTAAATTTAAATCATATAAACAAGATTGGTTTAGTGATATTTATTTTTATGATGATGAAAAAATGAATATAGATTATGCAAATGATGTTCAAAAAATTTTTGATAGGATATTAAAAAATACAGATGATGAATTATTTAAATTGATTATGGATAGATTGAGTAAAAATGAGTTAACATTAACTAATAATTTAGTAACAAATAATGAAATAAATCCTTTTGAAACAACAAAAGTTCAATTAAAATCTCCTTCTAGATATCCTATAAAAGTTAATGAACGCATTAAAAATTTTAAAAAATTTTTAAATAAATGAGTTTATTAGAAAAGTTAGAACGTAAAAATAGGATAATAGAACAAATAAAAGAATTACAAGATATTATTGCTGGTGTTCCTAATAAAGAAATTACTAGTAAGATTACTTATGCAAAAAAAGATAGGGAAAAATTATTATCTAAATTTAAGGATATACAATTTAAATCAAGAAATGAAAATGATACAACTATATTAAATAATTTACACAGTGAACTCATTATAATATGTGACAAATTATCTGATAATCAAGTTATTTTAAAAGAATTAAATCAGGATTTAATTACTTATAATAAATTAAATGATTCAAAAGATACTGAATATAAAGAACGTTTGGTTACATTATTTAATGAACTTAGAATAATTGAAGAAAGTATTGAGAAAGAAAGAGAACTTGAAGAGGAGGAAAACAGAAAAAAGGAAAGAGAGAAGAAATATAAAGGAATTGATGAAAAATATACTGAATATGAAAAAATTGTAATTGATGAAAATTTTGGTATTTATATAAATTATCCAAAAAATGCTGTATTATTAGAAACTATTGCTTGTATATTTGGTTCATCTTTAAATTCTTTACCTAAAGATTCATCAGATAATATTTTAAAAACGATTTCTAATGTATCATTACCTGGGTTGCCATCATTATTAAGTGTTTTTATTGATACAATTATACAAACAGTCAGTCAGGGTTATGTTAAACATTTTTTCTTATTTAAAAATACCATAGATTTACTTGTAGGTATGGAATTAGGTGAAATATTAGGAACAATGATTCCAGGTTTGACTAAAGTTATAAAAGAATTAAAATTATTGTTTACAGATGCACCTAGATGGATATTCTCAAAAATAATGGGACCTTTATTTGACATAAATATACCTATACCTTCTTTTAATTTGGATTTATCTGCTTTAATACCAGCATTACCCTTTATGATTAAAGTGCCAAAAATAGATCCTTTTGGTTATTTTGATAAGGCAACACCATTTAATATTAATATTGATCCTTCTGACATACCATTAAATTGGCAGGAAGAAATTATGAAGGGTGTTGAGGTTGGTGATTTTGAAGAAAATTTTAAAAAATTACAATCAGAAAAAATACAAAAAATACAAAATCAGATTGAAAAAATTAAAAGTGAATTAAATACGGCTTTAAATAAAGATGAATTATTATTAAAATTAAAAGAGTTAGAAAATGATTTAATAGAATTAATTGATATAGAAAAACCAAAAATTTCAAATTTACAAATTGCTAAAAGAACATTATTATTATCATATCAACAAAATATACCACAACTTGGTTTAAATGATAGATTTTCTAAATTATGGGATTATGGTATTAATATATTTGATAATCAAGTTACAGAATTTTTACAAAAATGTGGTTATGATTTTACAAATGATAAGATGATTTATAAATTGAAAATGTTGAGAGATAAATATGGAATAGATTTTAAAAATGCTGCACATTTATATAGATTATATCAAATAGGTTTTAATTTTAATGATCCTAAACATATAGATAAATTAAATATTTTATTACAATATAATATTGATATTAAAAATAAAATATTGATGGAATTATTGATGGAAATAGGATTTAATTTAAATAATGATAATATTTATAATATAATAAAAGTTTTAAATGATGAATTATCAATAAATATTAGTGATATTGAAATTTTAAAAAAATTGAATACTATTGGTTTTAATTTTAATAATATTAATATGATAGAAAGATTAAAGATATTATCTAAGTATGTTGATATTAGAACATCAACAGGATATGAAAATGCTTTAGCTAGAAATGTTAATTTAAATAATCCATTTTTAAATGATTTACTTAAAAAATATACACAAATTAATTTAAATTGGAATGATGATAATTTTTTAAAAACGGAAGCTGAAATATTATCTACAATAACTGTGGAACAAATTAATAGAGTGGTAGATATTTTACATTTTTTTGATAAAATCAATACAGATTTAAATTTGTTTTTTGATAAAACTTCGTTATCTAATAATGAATTTATCAAATATGTCTATACTTTTAATATAGATGAAACATTATCTTTAATGAATAATAATTCTGTTGGTTTAAATATTCCAAAAACATTTGAATATAAAGAAGAGATAATACCTGGTAAATTACAATGGTATGAAGAAATGATCATTAAAAAACAAATACCAGGTTCTTACACAACACTTATAGATTATGGTACATATGAAGTAGCACAAATTGAACCAGATAAACCATTAAAAATAAAATTGTTTCATGATAATGGATTTATTTTTAAAGTTTTATCAAATACAGAAACAATTAGTTCTATAACATATACATGGATTGATTCGGATGGTGATGGTATAGATGATATTGAAATAAGTGGTCTTACTTGGACAACAAATACAACAACTTCTTATGATAAATTATATTGTATATCTATAATTTCAGAACAAATATTAGAAATAGTCAATAGATGGCAAAAATATGGAATCTTATTAAAAAATTCAAATGGTGAACAGATTCCACAACTAACATTACCTTTTGTTGGTGCTCAAAAATTTTCAAATATAAATGTAAGTGTTGAAAATGTTTTTATGATTAAAGATGATAAAGAAATTTTTATTAAATTAGAACTATTAAAAGATTTTGTAACAAATAAGGGTTGGGTTATTAATGGTATTAGAATTGGTGATAATTTAGGAACACTTGATGCACAAACAATAATAGATGCAAATAATTATTATGGTACCAAACTTCAACTTACCGATAATACAAATACTAAAGAAGGTGAAATAACATATGAACAATTAAGTGGTTTATATGGTAATTTTGATAAAATTGGTTTAAATATTAGAGATACAAATTTTTTTCAAAAAGTTTATGATTTATCCAATAAATTAAAAATAAGAGCGGATGAAGCAACAATTCTAGAAACAAAAAGAAAAGTAACTTTAACATATTATGATAAAGATAGTGATGGTAATTATAATGTTGAACGAGTAATAGATTTATCTAATAATAAACCAGACCCAAAAGTTTTTGATGATGAACGGTATAAAGCTAGGATAGAAATAACGAATGTTATTGATCCTAATATTAAAAAAATACCAACTAAAACAATAATTCAATTTGATTCAATTAATAAGATGGGATTCAATTTTCAAAATCCACAATATAATATATTATTAGATAAATTACAAGGGTTAAAATTTAACATAGGTGCTTTTCAAACTGTTGATATTGTTGATAGTTTATGTTCATTAGGTTGGCATTATTATGCAAAAGATAGCATACAAAAGATAAATAAATTAATAGAATTAGGTTTTGATTTTTCAATACCAAATACTACATCAACTGATGGTGTAGATATGGATGATAAGTTAAATGTTTTAAATAATATGGGGTTTAATTTCTGTAATAGTGAATGGTTATTTATGTTACAAGAATTAAAATCAATAGGACTTAATATGCAAAATAAAGATTTTGAAAGATCAATTGAAGAATTAATATCATTTGGTATTAATTTTAATGATATTGATTGGAAAAATAAAATATCAAAAATAAAAGAATTGGGTATTGATTTTTCTACAATTGAAAATGGTATTAAAAAGTGGGTTAATCAATTAGATAATTTAAATTTATTAGGTGTTAACTTTCAAGATAATGAATGGTTGAATAATTTTAATAAAGCAAATAAATTGAAAACATTTGGTATAGATTATTTGAATACTGAAAACAGGCAAAAATTGGCTATTTTAACAAAAATAGGTGTTGATTTTACAAAATCTGAAGATGATTATATGCAAAAAATTGAAGCACTAGTTCAGTTACAATTGATAGATATTCCAGAAGAAATTAAAAATAAAAAAATAGAATATTTAAAAGAAAGAGAAAAAAATTTAAGTAAGATTTTAAACAGGCTTAATTATTTGGATGATGTATTAAATGGTAAAATAATGTTAGATATTGATATAAATATTAAAAAATTAAAAGCAAAACAAAAATTATTATATAATGAAATTAATATTTTAAAATCAGGTAGTATAAATAATTTAAATGAAGAACAATTGAATAAAATATCTTCTAATTTAAATTTAAAATGTTTTGATTTTGAGAAAATTAATAACAATATTAATGAATTATTAGAAAAAAGGAAAATTATATCAAAATTAAATATTTTAGATATACAAATAGAAAGGGATTTATTATTTCAGAAGAAAATTGAATTGGATTTAAACAAAATATATAAATTGAATAATGATTTAATTTTTATGAGTTTGGATAAATTTCAAATGTTGGATGAGCTAGGTATAAATTTTTATGATAAAAATTGGATGAAAATTATAAATGATGTTTTGTCGGCACCATTTAATTTTGGAATGACTGATTGGAAAAACAAAATAAATGATATTAAAAATTTAATACCAAAAAATGCAATTTTAGATTGGACTAAAAAAATAACTGATTCAATTACTAGTGTAATAACTATGCCTTTGAAAATGGTTTTTGAATTAATAAAAAAATTAATATCTTTAATTACGAAAATTATTAGTATACCATTAAATCCTGCGAAAATACCTGATTGGATAATAGGTAATCCTAATTCATTAATTGAAGAAGATTGGGGAATTTTGACAAGATTTATGAAAATGATTGAATTAATAAAGACATTACCAACATTAGATGGTATGATGGATTTTTTATTTTTAAAAGAGTCTGGTCTAATGTTAGTTGATTTATTTGTTAAAGGTTTTGCAAAATTTATGACAAAAATCAAAGAAATGGTTGTTAATTTTGAATCACAGGTAAAGATTTCACAAGAACAAATGAAACAATTAAAGACAAAATTAAAAAATATGATTGAAAATAAATCAAAAAAAATAAATGATTTATTGAATAAAAAAAGTTTAATAGAATCATTATTGTTAGGTGATGAGAATAATACGTTAATTAAAATAATTAAAAAATTAAAATTACAAGAGTTAATATATTTAAAAAATATTGATTTGATTAAAAAATCAATTAAAGATAATACACCAGAAAATATATTAAAAACTTTTGAAACAGAATTAGAAAATAATTGCAAAAAGGTTACAGAATTAAAACAACAGATAATTAAATATACTAATGAATTAAATATTTTAAAGAATAAATCAAAATTAGAATTGAAAAATATGCAAAATTCATTACAATTAGAAATTGATAAATTAAATGAAATTTATAATACAGATTCTTTAACAGAAGAAATAAAGAAAAATAAAGAAAAAATAGAAGAATTGCAAGAACAAATAAGTGTTCTTAGTAATTTTTATAAATTTAAGAATAACCAAGATAAATTAATTGAAATTTTAAAAAAAATAAAATTAACACATAAAGATAATCCGTATGATAAACCACTTGAAATTATTAATAATAAAATTAAAGTATTCAAAAATAAAATATTAACTATTCAAAAAAATTTAGAAAACATACCTACAAATAATGAAAAATTAAATAAATTACAACTTTTATTTAATAACAATAATTTAGAAATGGAAAAATTAAAAAAATATTTATGTGATAATAAGAATGTTATTTCAGATGATGAATTTTTCAAAAAAATGAATGAATTAGCAGAATTACAAAAAAATCTTTTAGACTTAAAAAATCAAATAGAAAAATTTAAATTAAATATTGATATAGAACAATTAACAAATACTAAATTGGAATATGAAAATGAATTAAAAAAATTAGAGAATCAAAAAAAATTACTATTACAAAAATTTAACGAATTTGTTAAAAATATTAATATTGAAACATTAGAATTTGATAATATTATAAAATGGTTACCTGTTATTATCAATATAATATCTTGTGCACCTAAATTTGTTGTAAATATTTTTGTTGCATTGTTTAATGCTGTTGGTTCAATGAAAAATTTACCTGCATTGTGGGATTTCCCATATGTTTAGAAATAAATATTTATATGACCCGTCAAAGAAAACTATGACATCTTTAGTGTCGTTTGACTTCCAAAAATGGAAAAAAAGTCATTATTTTTTAATTATATATAGTTATACAAAGAAAAAGTTTTGTGTAATTATGTTAAAAGCATTCAAATATAGAATATATCCAAATCAAGAACAAAAAGAATTATTATCAAAGATTTTTGGTCAAGTAAGATTTGTATATAATCTTGGATTAGAAACCAAAATTCAGGTATATGTGGGTAATAAAAAACATCTAAAATGTTTTGATTTAAATAAACAAATAACTGAATTAAAAAATACAGATGCTACTTGGCTTAAAGAAAGTCCATCTCAGGCTCTACAAATGAGTATGAGAAATTTAGACAATGCGTACACTAACTTTTTTAGAGGTGCTGGCTTTCCTAAATTCAAATCAAAATATAAAAAACAATCATTTCAGTTGCCTCAAGGAGTGTTTCTAAGTGAAAATAAAAAGCAAATTTTCATACCAAAGCTTAAATTTACTGATATAGATTTACATAGAGAATTTAAAGGTGATATAAAAACGATAACTATTTCAAAATCAGTAACAAATAAATATTATATATCAATTTTAGTTGATAACAAAAAAGAATTACCTGAAAAACAACCAATTATGTTAAATACAACCGTTGGTGTCGATCTAGGAATTAAAGATTTTGCTATCATCTCAGATGGAAAGAAATTCAAGAACCACGATTTCTTTAAATCTGCTATGAATGAACTAAGGATTCAACAGCGTTCCCTTAGTAGAAAACAAAAAGGATCAAACCATTACATCCAACAAAAATTAAAGGTTGCTCTGTTATATGAACACATCAGAAATCAAAGAGAAGATTACTTACATAAAATAAGTAAATACCTTGTAGATAATTATGATACCATCTGTATAGAAAATCTTGGTGTTAGTAATATGATGAAAAATCATAAGTTAAGTCGTGCTATTGGTGATATGGGATGGTATAAATTTAAATCTATGTTGGAATATAAATGTGAGTGGTATGGAAAGAATTTAAGTGTAATAGGTAGATTTGATCCATCAAGTAAAACATGTAGTTCTTGTGGTTCAATCAATAAAGAATTAACATTAAAAGATAGAGAATGGAAATGTAATTCTTGTGGAACAGAACATGATAGAGATGTAAATGCTGCTTTAAATATAAGAAATTTTGGGTTGAGGAACCAACCCAGCGTCACTCAAAGTGAATGGTTACATTGTGCTTGTGACGTAGAAACACAAAAATCTTTAGATTTTGTGTAGTTCATATATACGTATATGAAATATTTAAAAACATATGAGGGATTTTTAACAAATTTATTTGGTAAAATGTTTAACAGTTTATTATCTAGTTTTAATGATAAAGAATTTACAAATCAAGCTAATGCCGCAATATCTTCCATAGAAAAATGTAAAAATATTAAAGAATTACCAAATATACTTAATAATGCATCAAAAGAGATTTATGTTGATATTGAAGAAATTGAGAACATTAACACAGCAAACAAATTCATTAAAAAAGATATTTCTATGGTTAATATCTTATTAAAAACATCATCTAAAAAATTTACTATGGATAGATTAAGTCCAAATATTTTATATAAAGAATCTACAAATAAAATACTTCAGGAAGTTTTCATGGTTAAAAAAACTTTTAAAAATGATCAAGAATTTCAGGCGGCATTTCAACAAAATTTAAATGAAAATATTAAAAATTTGATAACACAATTATCTAAAAAAAGTGGCTATTCAGATGAAGAAATAACAAAATCGTTTGAAGGTGAAGGAGTTGAAGTAAAGAAAGAATCAAAAATTTATGAAGGCGAAGCACCAAAAATACAAACTAAACAAGAAGAAAATAAACCTGATCCAAAATTAGATAAATTAAAATCCGAAATTAGAAAATTACACAAGTCTATTTATGAGCCATTAGTTAAAAAAATACAAGAAGAAGTAATTAATTCAAATAAAAGTAATATAGATGATTTTGTTAAAACGGTAAAGGCAACAAAAAATGTTGATTCTGTTAAAAAAATGATAACAAAATTTGCACAATTAGATAAAGATAAACTGACGAGTGTTAGAGATGCTCAAGGTTTAACAAAAGATGATGCACCATTATGAAAAAGTTTAAAAAAATGAAAATGAATGAGTTGGATTTGATTAATGAATTCAGTAAAGAGCAGTTACAAGAATTGTTAAAAATTCAAATAGAACATGAAAATTATGAGGGAGCTAATATTATTAAGAGTGCAATAGAACAATATGACGAGTGTGTTGGTTTTGAACTATTTTTTAATATTGAAAATGATAAAATGAGAGATGATGATCTTTATTTTGAAGAAGATGAAGATTTGGATGAAGAAGATTTAGATGACTAAAAAACGATTTTAAATATTAATATATAATAAAAAGAAATTGTGGTAATTATGAAAAATATTAAAAGTTATGAAGATTATGAAAAATCTATAAATGAATTATCAACTGGTGGTATGAAACAATATGCTAAAGAACTCGATCAAGCACAAAAATCAGGAGAAATATCATCAGGGAAATATAAAAGACATACACAAAGAGAAAATGATTATAGTTGCCCAAAATGTGGAAAAGGTATGTCTTCTTGTACTTGTGGAGAAAAACAACCAGAAAAACGTGAAGAACCAGTTCTTGCAGAAAATATTATAACTAGATTCAAAGATTTTGAATAAATTTGAAAATTAAATTTAAAGACCCTTTATTTTCCAAAATGAAGGGTTTTTTTTTGTTTAAACTTTTATCATAATAAATTATAAAAATAAATAAAAATTATTATGTTTATAGTGTCATTTAATATTTTATATAAAGATATAAATAAAAAAATTATATTAACAGAATCTCCATATTTATTTGTTAATAAGGAATTAAGGACAATAATCACTGAAATTAGAAATATTATTAGTGATGATTTTTTAAATATTTCAGAACAAATGCAAATACTTCCAACAAAATTATCAATTGGTATGACATCTTTTGTTCAAGGTAATGATATTAATAGTATTCATTTTTTTGAAATAGATGCTTTTAATATAAGAGAATTAAATAAAGCTATTTTAGAAAGGAATTTGTAATGAAATTAGCATCAGAGTTTTTATATAAACCCTTCTTTGAAATTGATAATTATATTGTTAAAAATCATCCAAAGATGTTATTAACTGATACACGATATTTAAAGTCAATTATAGAAAATTTATTTAATAATCATTTATTATTAAATGAATTTGAAAATTTTATAAAGACACATTTTTCAGAAATCTCTTTTGATAAAGATATTATAATTAAGATGTTAAAAACATCCAGATTTTTTCAGAATTATTCAAAAACAACTAATAGTGTTACTACTATTCTTGAAAGATTATCTAATGATTATAATTTATCAGTTGAACAATATGAACAATTACAACATATTATGAGCAATTATAATATGTTTGAACATAATGTTCATATATTGTTTTATGATGTACTTGAAAAATATATTGAAGTATCGAAATATAGAACAAAAAAACTAGAAAGAATATTGAATGAATAGTATTATAAAATATTTTGGAGGTAAGAATGGATTTGCGAATAAAATTTTAGACTATTTTCCTTCAAATTATCAAAACATGAATTATATAGAACCTTTTTGTGGTTCTGCAGCAATGTTATTTCATAAAATCAAATCACCAGTGGAAATAATAAATGATATTGATGAAAATATTTATTCTTTATTTAAAGTTCTGATAGATGAAAATTTATTTAAGGAATTTAAACATAAATGTGATATGAGTTTATTTTCTGAGAAAATGTTATTAGATTATAAAAAATCTTTAAAAGAAGATGAATTATCAGAAATAGATAGGGCGTATAAATATTTTTATATAAATAGATTATCTTTTAATTCTTGTGGTGGTATTTCAGCTTCAACGGTTATTAGGAGAAATATGAGTAAATCTGTATCTGATTACCTTAGTTCAATAGATAGATTATATGAAATACATAATAGGTTGAGTTCTGTTGTTATTTTGAATAGAAATGCTTTAGATGTAATTAAAAAATATGATAAAGAAAATACATTTATGTATTGTGATTCGCCATATGCTAATGAAGTAAGAAGTTCGGGAAGATATAAATATGATTTCACAGATAAATTACAAGATGAATATTTAAATTTATTAATAAATATTAAGAATGCAAATATATTAATATCTGGATATAATTGTGAAAGATATAACATTTTGGAAAAAAATGGATATAAAAGAATAGATATGATTATTAAAACACAAAATAATAATCAGGAGGGTAAATCTAAAACAGAATCATTATGGTTTAATTATGAGCGGATATAAAAGAATATTTACAATACCAGTTGGTAAAACTAAAGAAGATGCGATGAAATCATTACAAGAATTAATAATGCAATATAG